ACTACATATTGGTTTAGAAGGACAAACATATTTTGCAAATGAAGTAAAAAATTATATTCTTAAACATGGATTATTATCATACAAATAGGAGATATAATGCAACACACTATACAGGAAATGATGGATAAAATTAGTGCAATGCACGGAATGGCTGTGCAAGCACATAGAGAGAAATATAAAAATGCAGAAGGCGATTATGACGTACATCATGTTACTATGTTAGTAGAACAAATACAAGCCATGGCAGGTGATATTTATAACGATCGTACAATTCATCCTAAATTAGCGAAGAAATTAAAAAATGATTAAAAAACATTATTATACTTGGACAGACGTAGAAAAAATGTGCGTCAGTATTGTAAATCAAATGTATGCGGACAATTGGCGTCCTGATTATATTGTTGGTATTACACGAGGCGGCAATGTACCTGCTACTATTATTAGTAACATGACTGGTATACGTTGCGAAGCATTGAAAGTAAGTTTGCGTGATGATAGTCGTGATAGCGAAAGCAACTGTTGGATGGCAGAAGATGCATTTGGTTATGCAGATGGTAAAAGTTATCCTAAAGCACGTAAAAATATTCTTATTATAGATGACATCAATGATACTGGTGCTACGTTTAATTGGATTATGGAAGATTGGAAAGCAGGTTGTTTACCTAATAGCGAAGCATGGCAAGACATTTGGCAAGAAAATGTTCGCTTTGCATCACTTACTGAAAACCTAGCAAGTGATTTTAATAAAGTAAGTTATACCTGTCACGAAGTTAACAAAGCAGAAGAAGATGTTTGGTTAGTATATCCTTGGGAGAACATAGGTGAATACTAAACCTTGGACTAATGCTTTAGTAGTAACAAAAGATTTTACAGTTTACAAAGACGCTTATCCAGTTACAGAGGGGCATGTTCTTTTTGTGCCTGAACAAGAAAATTGGCAGTCTATGACAAAGTGTTTCGAAGCCGCATACAAATGGGGCTACGATTGGGTTGAACGCGGATATTGTGATGCGTTTAACATTGGACAAAATGTTGGAGAGGCAGCAGGACAATCTGTTCCTTACCCACATGTCCATTTAATACCTCGGAGAAATGGGGATATGGAGAACCCACGTGGCGGAGTAAGGCACGTAATACCAGAGAAAGGAAACTATAATGACTAAAGCAGGAGATCTAATATTAGAAGCTGCATTAAAACAAGCAGAAGGCGAAATTGCTGTACACCGAGCTAATATTGAAGTATACAGAACAATGCCAGCAGGTATAGGCGAACATTCAGACGTTACTGAAGCAGTAATTAATGAGCTAAACAAACTTTCAGAAGCTGACGATCGCATTGAAATGTTACAAAAATATTTTAATGGTTGACAAAAACCTAAATACAATGTATAATATAACTTATATTGTGCATTGTATTATTAACGGCAATCCACTGCCTAAACATCGGAGAAGTAAATGAGTAAAAGTGAACAAATAAAAGCCCGTTTAGAAGACGAAGGCATTAGATATTGGGCAGGTGACAATATTAGTCATGTGTTACAAGAAGGCGACAAGCAAGAACTGATTAACGAGCTTACACCTAAGTTTGAAGCAGTACTAGACAGTTTAATTATTGACAGAGCAAATGATCCTAACAGTATGGACACTGGTAGACGTCTTGCTAAAATGTATATTAATGAATTAATGCAAGGACGTTATGATCCTATGCCTAACGCAACAGCATTTCCTAATCATATTGAAAATGGTTACGAAGGTATGTTAGTTGTACGAAGCGAACTAAGAAGTGTTTGTTCACATCATCATCAACCAGTTGTTGGTGTAGCATACATTGGTATTATTGCAGCAGATAAACTTATTGGTCTTAGCAAGTATACACGTATTGCACAATGGTGTGCTAGACGAGGTACACTACAAGAAGAACTTAATAATGTTATTGCTGACGAGATTCAAAAAGCAACAGGTACTAAAAATGTTGGTGTTTACATTCAAGCAACACATGGTTGTTGTGAGAACAGAGGTATTAAAGCACATAGCAGTTTAACACAGACAACTGTGTTACGTGGTGCATTTAATGAAGATGCTGGTACTAAGAAAGAGTTTATGGACAATATTAAATTGCAACAACAGTTTGCATGTGGAGCCTAATATGAAACTTAGATATTCAGAAGCATTTTATTCAGTACAAGGCGAAGGCAAGTTTGTAGGAGTACCTAGTGTATTTCTACGTACCTTCGGTTGTAACTTTCGTTGTATGAACTTTGGTTTACAAAATGAACCTATGCGGGACGAAAAACAAAAGCAAGGTATTATTCACAATGCTGAAGTGCAAGGATTGCTTGATGCAGGCGTACACGAAACTACAAAAGAGTTTAACGACTTGCCTATTATACATACAGGTTGTGATACATATGCTAGTATCTATCCTGAGTTTAAGAAGTTTAATAAGCAGGCAACTGTAGACGAAGTAGTTGAACATTTACTTTCACTTACACCTAATGGTAAGTGGGTACAAGATAACGGTCAAGATGTACACTTGATCATGACAGGTGGTGAACCGTTGTTAGCGTGGCAACGACTTTACGTAGAGCTGTTTGAACATCCACGTATGCAGGACTTAAAAAATGTTACATTTGAAACAAACACTACACAATCTTTACACAACGATCTCTACAACTATCTCAACGATCAAGACAGAATCCAAGTCACTTGGAGTTGTTCCCCAAAACTTAGTGTTAGTGGAGAACCTTGGGATACTGCTATTAAGCCTGATGTGGCTAGTGAATATAGCCTTGTTGACGGTAGTGACATGTATTTTAAGTTTGTTGTCGCTACTCAAGACGATTTTGATGAAGTTAAAAAAGCTGTGGACACTTACAGAAGTTCCGGGGTGGAATGTCCGGTATATCTTATGCCGTTGGGCGGACGCAGTGAAGAATATTCCCTCAACGTTAAAGACGTTGCTGAAGCGTGTATGGCTGAAGGATGGCGATTTACCCCCAGACTCCATATCAGCTTATTCGGAAATGCCTGGGGAACATAGTAGAGATATGGATGCATTGTACGATATAAAAAAAGAACAATTAAACAAAGCAATGAAGGCACCTATTGATCAAGATAGGATTAGAAAGGCAGGATGGTAATATATGCTAATATGAAAAACTTTATTAAAAAGCTAACTGGCATGGATAAGGTAGAAGCAGAAAAAGCAAAAGTTGAAGAAGAAAAACTTGAATTGTTAAGGAAAAAAGATCCTAAAGAATATCATACACGCAAGAAACAGTCTTGGGTAAATGTTCTTGATATGAAAGTAAACGAAAATAACATTCGAAACGGATTCTTTGAGCTCGATTGGAATAAGTATTTCATCGTAGAATTAATTCAAAACGGATACGGGACTGAACAAGATCCCGAAGAAGAAATTGTAGACCGTTGGTTTAAGGATATTGTTTATAACATGTTATCAGAAGAAGGCATGGATACCGATCGAGGTGCAGGATACATAAATGTCAAACCATTGAGTGATGACAAAAGTGAAGTATCTTAATGGTTGACACAAGCCAGATCTGGTGTTATAATAGTACTATAATTTACACAAAGGCAAACTAATGGCAACTTACGTACTAGTAGATACAGCAAATACATTTTTTCGTGCAAGGCACGTTATTAGAGGCGACTTAGACACTAAAGTCGGCATGGCATTTCATATTACCTTAGCAGGTGTTAGAAAGGCTTGGCAAGACTTTAGTGCAGATCATGTTGTGTTCTGTTTAGAGGGTCGCAGTTGGCGCAAGGACTTTTATGAGCCTTACAAACGCAATAGAAGCGATGCTCGTGCAGCACTAACTGAAAAAGAAGAACAAGAAGATAAGTTGTTTTGGGAAGCCTTTGACACGTTTAAAGACTTCGTAGGTACTAAGACTAACTGTTCAGTATTACAACATAAAGAATTAGAAGCAGATGATTTAATTGCTGGTTGGATACAAGCACACCCTAATGATAACCATGTTATTATTAGTACAGATGGCGACTTTGCACAACTTATTGCACCTAATGTTAAACAATACAATGGCGTTACAGAAACTACTATTACACATGAAGGCTACTTTGATAAGAAAGGCCTACGTATAATTGACAAAAAAACTAAACTAGAAAAACCTGCACCTAATCCTGCATTTATGTTGTTTGAAAAGTGTATGCGTGGGGATAAGAGTGACAATGTGTTTAGTGCATTTCCAGGTGTTAGAGTAAAAGGCACTAAGAATAAAGTAGGCTTAACTGAAGCGTTTGCAGATAAAGACAACAAAGGCTTTAACTGGAATAACATGATGTTACAGCGTTGGGTAGACCATAATGGTGTTGAACATCGTGTACTAGATGATTATAATAGAAACGTTGTACTATGTGATTTGACAGCACAGCCGGCTAATATTAGAAGTATTATTAATGATGTTATCGAAGACGCTATAGAACAACCTAAACAAATAACACAAGTTGGTTTGCGACTAATGAAGTTTTGTGCCTTATGGGATCTTCAACGTGTAAGCGAACAGGCTCAGAGCTATGCTGAGCCATTACAAGCGAGGTATGTAGCATGACAATAAAAGCAAAAGAAATAATCGACGGTAAGTTTTGGATTATTGAAAATGAAGGCAACAAAGTTGCCACTCTAGCATATTCAGATGAACGGTATATGATCACTGATGTAAATGGCTCTAGATTTGTAAACAATAAAATAGACCTTGAAAAAGACCTAGGAAAACTAAGTTGGAGTTCTTTAGAAATTACTGAAGTTACTTTAGATGACGTACATGGATTTCCAACTAGCTGTACACCACATAACCCTTTATATGATGTTAAACAAAAATTACCGTTGTTTACTAAAAGTACAAAATCAAAAAGTTTGTACTGTGCAGGTTTCTATATTATTAGATTTGATAAAGGTTGGGTTAAAAGTTTTTGTCCTAAAGCTATTACAGTTGAACGCTATCCATACAAAGGTCCTTTTAAAACTGCATTAGAAATGAGAACTGAATTGAGTAAAGCAAATGCAAAGTGAGCCATTAAACACTATAGCAATACAACAGTTTATTTCTCAAGTTAAAAGTGCAGATGCAGGTCAATCTAGAGATGTAACACTTAATATTCAGCAAGCAAAAAGATTAGCTTTTACGTTAGGCGAAGTAATGGCTAGGCTTAATGGTGATCTAGAATCTTTGCTAATAAAAACCAATAACAAAGACGACGAGACTATAGAAGTAAGGTTGGACGGCGGAAATAGTTGGTAAAAATAGATAAATATATACGTAGTTAATTAAAGGACAACGTATATGAGTAGACCTAAACCAAAAGTGTTGTTAGAATTTATAGACAAAAAAACCTATAAAAG